GTGCTTCGTCATCGTTCATTTACATATCAGGAATTTTCACAACGCTATGCTGATAGTTCCTTACTCGCGGAGACGATCCCTCTACCTGAACTACGCAGACAAGACACCAAAAATCGTCAGAATTCTATTGATGACATTGACCCGTTTGTCCGTCAAGACTTCCAAATCAAAATGCAAAAACACTTTGAGGAAGGAATGAAACTGTATCAGGAAATGCTTGATGCATCTATTGCAAAGGAATGTGCAAGGTTTGTGCTTCCCTTGGCAGTGCCCACCAAAATCTACATGACCGGTTCAGTCAGGTCATGGATCCATTACATCGATTTGCGTTCTTCTAATGGAACACAGAAAGAACATATGGATATTGCATTAGATGCCAAGCGTGTTTTTTGTGAACAGTTCCCTGCCGTTGCTGAAGCAATGGAGTGGGTATAATAAATATTGTTGTATGTGATGTAATTTATGGCTACGTATCCTATTATCAATAAGAAGACAGGTGAACAAAAAGAAATTGCTATGAGTGTTCATGATTGGGATCAATGGAAGACGGATAACCCTGAGTGGGATAGAGATTATTCCGATCCAACTACATTTCCTGGCATCGGGGAAGTAGGAGACTTCCAAGACAAACTGAAGAAGACTCATCCAGGGTGGAATGATGTATTACATCAGGTATCAAAACAACCAGGATCCACAGTAAAACCACTCTGAATCTTATGCCCGCAAAAAGATCGAAGACGCCTGTACCGTTCGGAATGAGTAATAAGCAAATGAAAAGAAAAAAACCTATTAATTTAGATCTGATGAGGACAATAGATCCTCTCACAGATAATCAAGCAGAACTTTTTCGTTGTTACAAGAATGATCAAAACATTGTCGCTTACGGTGCGGCAGGAACGGGTAAAACTTTTATCACCTTATACAATGCATTAAGAGATGTATTGGATACTAAGTCTCCTTACGAAAAAATTTATCTTGTAAGGTCACTAGTTGCTACAAGGGAGATTGGTTTTCTACCCGGAGACCATGAGGATAAATCCTCTCTTTACCAAATTCCATATAAGAATATGGTAAAGTATATGTTTGAAATGCCTACTGAATCAGACTTTGAAATGCTTTACGGCAATCTTAAAGCACAGACAACGATTAGTTTCTGGTCTACATCATTCATCCGTGGCACTACACTTGATAATGCTGTTATTATTGTTGACGAATTCCAGAACTTGAACTATCATGAACTTGATAGTATCATCACCCGTGTTGGTGAAAACTCTAAGATTATGTTCTGTGGTGATGCTACTCAGACTGACTTGACAAAACAGAATGAGAGGAATGGTATCGCAGACTTCATGAGAGTTTTACGTATCATGCCTTCAATGGATATCATTGAGTTTGGTATTGAAGATATCGTTCGCTCTGGTCTCTGTAAAGAATATCTACTTGCTAAAAACGAACTTGGTCTATGAACTTTATTCATCATAATTACTTAGGTGACATTGAATTAAATTGTAAAAATAAGAATGGCATCCGTCTCTACAATGTTCCTAGTGGAGATTGGGTGCCTTCTATTACGTCTGTAACTTCTTTTTATAATAGAGAAATCTTTGTTAAGTGGAGAAAGAGAGTTGGTATAGAAGAAGCAAATCGTATCACAAAGAAAGCAACTACCCGTGGAACAGACTTCCATGAAGCAGTTGAAGTGTATATGAGGAACAATGAAATAAACTGGGATGATTTTCGTCCTCTCACACAGTTTATGTTTCATCATGCTAAACCATACCTGGATAAGATAAATAACATACACGCTATAGAAAGAACTCTGTTCTCAGAGTATCTTGGATTAGCTGGTAGAGTTGACTGTATCGGAGAGTATGAAGGAGAACTCGCAGTCATCGATTTTAAGACATCCGAAAAAATTAAACCGGAGAAATGGTTAGAAAACTATTTCGTTCAAGAAACTTTTTATGCTGCGGCATACTATGAACTGACTGGTATCCCCGTCAAAAAACTTATTACTATCATGGTTACTCCTGGTGGTGAGGTTAAAGTATTTGACAAAAGGAACAAAGGGGACTATATTAAATTGTTAGTTCGTTACATTAAAGAATTTGTATCTCACAATACTAGGACAGAGAATGGAGAATGAACTAGACAAAGTATTAGAAAGTAAGTTTTATTGCCCTTCTAAATTTACTCAAGAAATAGAATCTCTAGTACAAACCATACCAGAGATGAACTACATAGATGCTATCGTTCACTTCTGTGAAAAGAATAGTATCGATGTAGAGTCAGTCCCTAAGTTAATTACAAAACCACTTAAGGAAAAGATTAAATATCAAGCAATGGAATTAAACTTTCTGAAGCGGAGTTCTAGAGCAAAATTGCCTTTGTAATCCATTTTCGTCCCCAAAAAATTTCCCGCAAAATTTTTGCCCCCTTTGACTTTTTCATGATGCCGTTCGATGCCTATAAACAATACCTCTCCTTAAAGAATCACTTCACCAAGGAGAAGTATGACTATCACAAATACTGTGGAAAGAGTCGTGCGACTGTGCAATCTTTTTATAAAAGAAAAGATAGGTTCTGGTTTGAAAAACTATCCAGAAACAAAGACGATAAAGAAGTGATTGAGTTTTTTATATCCAACTTTATTTCATGCACCGATCCTAGTAAACTATGGATTGGAGAGATGATAAGAGAAGGTGAAGGTAGGTATACCTCATGGAAGAAGAGAACTCAATCACTATCTTATGTTTTTAAAGAAGAGATGGGTTCTCTTTTATCGGAACAAAAATTAGATCGTGTCTTCACTGGAACAGGTCATCCTCCCATACTCAAAAGTTATTTGAGTGGGGATATTTCACTTGAAACTCTGGTAATTTGTGATAGAATACTAGGGTATAGAAAAGACTTTGATACTAGACTTAAGGACCCTGTGTGGGAAACCGTAAGTCTCAGAATTAAAAAATATTCTCCCTTTCTAAATATTGAAGTGCTTCATTATCGGAAGTTACTCAAGCAACTAATCACTAACAATTAATCGGAACTTAATATGTCACTGGAAAATACTGAAGTTATTACTAATCTGACTGAACAAAAGAGACAACTTGAAGAGCAGATGGAAAATCTGCGTGTCACTTACTTTAAAGTCGTTGGCGCACTTGATGCACTAAATCAAATTGAAGCAAGTAAGGTAGATGATGATGCTACAGTGAGTGAAACTGAGATAGTAGAGGGCGAATGAGCTTCTTTAACTCAGAAGTTGTCCGCGCAGAGTTAACTAAAATACAGGAATTGCAGGATAGTGTTTACTTAAACATTTTCACATTTACTGCAATGAGTAAGGAGAAAAAACTTAAGCATGTTGAAATGCTTGAGGAACTTCTTGACAAACAAAAGATTTTGTATACCCGTTTGAGTTTGTCTGATGACCCAGAAGCAAAGGAAATGAAGGAACGTATCCTTGATTCTGCTAAAGCAATGGGTCTCCCTCCTGATATCGATATGAATGTCGTCTTTAGCAATATGTCTAAGATGATTATCGTTATGAAGGACCAGATTGACAAATCAGACTAATGTCTGTAGAATAATGAAGTCCACAAAAGCCAAATCCAAACTAATCTAATAAATCCTATGTCTTTCGCAAATCTTAAAAAGCAATCTTCTCTTGGTTCTCTTACCTCTAAACTGGTAAAGGAAGTTGAGAAGATGAACAATACTAGCAGCGGTGGAGATGACCGTCTCTGGAAACCTGAAATGGATAAGACCGGCAATGGTTATGCCGTTATCCGTTTCCTCCCTGCCCCTGAAGGAGAAGACCTCCCTTGGGCAAAGATGTATTCCCACGCCTTCCAAGGTCCTGGTGGGTGGTACATTGAGAACTCTTTGACTACTGCCGGTGGTAAAGACCCTGTATCAGAGCACAACCGTGAACTGTGGAACAGTGGTAACGAAGCAGACAAGGATACTGTTCGTAAGCAGAAGCGCAAACTGTCCTACTATGCTAACATCTATGTTGTGCAGGACAAAGCAAATCCCCAGAATGAGGGTCGCGTTTTTCTATACAAGTTTGGTAAGAAGATCTTTGATAAGGTCATGGAATCAATGCAACCTGAGTTTGAGGATGAAACTCCAATCAATCCTTTTGACTTCTGGCAAGGTGCTAACTTCAAACTGAAACTGAAGAAAGTTGCAGGTTACTGGAACTATGATTCTTCTGAGTTTGACCGTGTGTCTCCTCTATTAGATGATGACGATGCTCTGGAAGCACTGTGGAAGAAGCAGTATTCGTTGACTGCTCTGACTGCTACTGACCAGTTTAAGTCCTATGAGCAACTGGAGAAGCGTCTGAAGATGGTTCTAGGTCAGAAGCAAGCACCTGCTCGCTATGATGAAGAGACCAACGATGAGGACAATGATCGTAGTTCTTACGCACCTAACTTCTCCTCACGTCAACCACAGTCTGAATTGACTGAAGACCTGAAAACTGAACTGAACAACCTTGGTGCTAGGTCAGAAGTATCTGCTGATCGTGATGAAGATGATGCTCTATCATACTTCCAACGTCTTGCTAATGAGTAATTAAGAATATAATTTAGCGTTATCTCCTCTCTTCAAGGTTTCACTCACATACTGAGTGGAACCTTTTTTGTATTGCATAATACCTTCAAGGTCGTCAATAACTAGATTGACGTATTTTGGTTTGAGTATGTTTATATTTCTCTTATTATCTTCTAGGTTTATTTCATATTCATAGTTTGTAACTGGTAATCCTGGTCTTCTTTTTTCAAGAATGCCTTGAGGGTTTGTGTATATAAACTCATAATTTTCATCAACCCATAGACCTTCTGGTAAAAGAACTACGCCATTTGCATCTTTAATTTCTTTTGATTCGTAGTGGTGTATTTCACTGTATAATGTTTCATATGTACCATATTTTAAAAGAAGATGCTCGTCAAAATCGTTCTGTTTCATAGGCCATTCGGTTTGAATGTTAATGATATTATTTGATACTAATACCAACCAGTCTAATTCAGAGTTGTCGTATACTTTTTTTGCTACATTATCAGGTCTTTCGTCACCAATAATTTTATACTTTTCAAACGTAGAAATATTTTGATAGATATCTTCTCTTAAGATTCCTTTTTTGAATAGATTTTTTACTACAATATAATCAGATAATCCTGAATCTTTTAATCTGTTGATGTATTCTAAGTCGGGTAATCTTCTAAAATAATTTGACATGTTAGAAACCTATAGAGTTATCATCTTTATAATCATCATTAAAGATTGGTTCAAGTTCTGAGAATTGCATATCAATTTGATATGAAACAGGCATATTATTTGCAAATGTCATAAATGTCTGATTGGGTGTGTAATTAACATTTAATCCAGTCATAGCACACATTTTAAATTTATTTAAATGTGGATTTGGTTGACTCGACCCTGCAAGATATTTAAGTTCAAATATGTGTGGGGAGAGTAAAAACAATCCGCTTTGACTTCTACGAACAGACATTCCCTGCTTCAATGCTCTGATAATAACAGATATATTTCGTGCTTCTTTCTCACTTCTTGCACTCATATTAAATGAGAACCCAAAATTTCTCATTGTTGGTCCATTAAATAACAACTCAGTATTTGGATTGATAATAGCACCAGTCTGTCTTGTAAGTAACTGAGAACCAAGACCTGAAGCTTGCCCTGCCATTGCACTAGCAGCTAATCTTTTTACCGCTTCACTATTACCTTGTAGTCTGCTAACAATATCTTTTGCTGCTTGAGCTCCACCCTCTCCTCCACCTTCTATAAAACCGGCAGCAACTTGTGCTGCAGCTTGTTGCAATGCATTCATATCACCTTTATTCCAAGAGACTTGATTGTTATCTTGAATGCCACCAGGAACCGGTAAAAAGATACTCGTTAAGGTTTTTCCTTTTTGTCTGGTTGGTGGTTCAACACTACTACTACTTTTTGTACTTGCAATTCCTTTTGGTTTATATTCAAGAATATTAATCTGGAGTTTATTCATACTATCACTAATATCAATAGGATACTTCAAGATACCTGATGGCATCCCAGCATTAGTTCCTGCAAGAACTTTTATATTAAAATCTTTGTCAGGGTCACTTGAAGTCTTACTTGAATCTCCACCTTGATTACTTGACTCATTTGCCTTAGACGGGGTGCCAGTAGTATCACTAGTAGTTGTTCCTGTGACTGGATCTTTTACTCCAGGAACACCAGCATCTTTCAGAGTTTTCTTTAGTAAATCACTGGAGTGTGTATTAATAAGTGATGCTTTATCATTATTGATTGTCTTCTTTAAATCGCCATTAAATACGTCTGAAAATTGTTGGTCATTTAAACTAAGATTTTGTAGAGAATTCCATCTTTTGCGAAATCTTCTTTTTACATCCCAATCATCACCAACATTATCTGCTGTTGCAATTACTTTTCTACCACCAATCGCATCGATTAAATACAGAGAAGCTTCACCGGTCTCGTCATTAACTTCTAAAATAGTTGGGATGGGATTAGGACTACCTAACGCTCTTTGAGATCTCTGTATCGCCATTACGCAGGGTTTTTATTTATTTAGTATGAATTTTCCATATTGTATTGACAACAAGTCATCAAGTTCAGTTCTGTTTAAAATATAGACTTGACCTGCTAGTTCTTCCCACGTATACTGACGGTATTCTTGCCAATGAAAATTAAGACCACGAAATCCCCAAGAAAATAAATCAGTTACAGCAACTAAAGGATGTTGATCGTATGTAATACCAGGAGTTTTTGCATTATAAACAAACGTACAAATTGTTCCCCCTTCTGGAGCAGGAGTTACCGTATCGTTCAGTGCCTCCATAATCATTTCCATTTGGTTTTCGGTATTAGTAGTGTTATTTAAATTTTTAAGTATGGGTTCAATG